ACGCCGTTCCAGCGCAGTGATCAGCGGGTACGTCGTCAGGTCGCTGCCGTAGCTGACGCCCCTGACCTCGCGCATCGGCGGCGGGCGCGACCAGCGCTCCTTCGGCTGTCGTTCTACGTTCTTCATCTGCGTACGCAGCCGACGCGGCATCCGCACGAACCGAATATCGAGATCTGCGTATAATTCCGGCCAAGGTGTATCGAGCCAAATCTCATGCTTTTCCATTGCCGCGCGCACGAACGGTCGCGCGTACACGTTGTCCCCGAGACCCCACATTCCGCGGATCAGTACCTGCTTCAAGCGGCGCGCCGCTCGCCGAGTACCTGTTGCAGATCGATCACAGGTAACAGATCGGTCCATTTTGTTGCCGGCGAAGCATTGTAGGCCGTAATCTCAAGAGCCTTCAGTGATGGGACAATCGTCAGCAAATCCGAATGATGCTGATTGTAACATCCCGTGAGCGACGGCCACGGATGCGGCTTGTGATGGTGCGTGCGGCCGTCCGCCGCCTTCCCACCATCGGCGCCGAGCCACACAATCGTCCCGCCCTCACCGATCAGATGTGCCGCCAGGTTGGTCGCCGCAGTGAGCGAAGTGTACCGTTGCATCAGGCTGTCGGGCCGCAGCGCCAGCCCCGGCGGCTTCGCCTTGCGACAGACCAGCACGCGCTTGTCCGGGATCATCTGCGAGGTTGTGACGACGCGCCCCGCGAAGGCTGTGGCCGCCGCCCGGTTGGGGGGTTCGTACCACCAGCGCCAGTCGCCAAAGAACAGGATGTCGGCCCACGGCACCGCATGGACGCTGGAGTTGATGACTATCACCCGCCGCCCGCGCAGGGAGTCGAGATCCTGCCCGAGGACCGACGGCCCGCCGGCGACGATGAACACCGTCTCGCCAGGGAACTCGCGCGGAACCGACCAGAAAGGCTTCACAGTGAAACCTACTTGAACCTGACGACCTCGGGCGTGCGCTTCTCGTCCGGCCGGTAGTCTTTGCCATCTCGGCCAGCCCTGACCGCGAGACGCCAATCGTCCGAGGGTGGCTTGGTGGTTGTCTGGGTCTGCGCGATGAACAGCGAATTGCCGTGGCTGACGCTGTCGCCCGCTGCGTAGGTGGTGCCGTCTTTCCATACACCACGATCAAGCGGTACGGCTGTCTTGATCTCATGGATCTTGTCGCCGAGCGCCGCGAGTAGCGTGCGCCCGCTGTCCGACGATGTGATTGATGCGCCCTTGAATTGATCGGCAACGACGACCGCTATCTGCTCATCAATGTGTTTGAACAGCAACGTCAGATCGGCGGCGTCGCGCCCATCGCGACCGGTGTCGCCCTTCTCACCCTTGCCGCCCTGTTCGCCGATCACCCCAGGCTCACCGACATCGCCCTTTGGTCCTACCGGGCCTTCTGGCCCAGACGGCCCAGTCAACCCCTGCGGGCCTTCGGCACCGCGTTCACCCGGATCGCCCTTCAGGATTGGCCGCGCCTCAAGCTCGGCCAGGCGCGCGACGAGCGGCGCCACAGTATCGGTCACGACCTCGCGCACGAACGGCACCATCCCCTTGGCCAACGCATCGATCTCGCTGTCGTGCATCATGCGGCCTCGCGATGCGCCTTCAGTGCCAGATTGAAGCGCTGCGTCATGGCGATGAGTTTTGTCGCATCGGGTGGGGCATCAGCCGCCGGCTTATCGGCCACAGCGGGCGGCGCCAATGCTGGCGTATTCGGCGCGAACGGATCAGCCTGCGCATCGCGCTTGGCGAGAGCTGCCAGGCTATAATTCTGCTGCTGCAGGTATGGCGACTTGCCCCCCTCGACCGGCCCGAGATCGAGCCGGGCGCGGCCTTCATTCGGTGCCATCACGCCCGCACCGACAGCGAGTTGAATAGAAGTGACCAACGTCGTGCTGTCCATGCGCAGCAGACAGTCGGTGTCGAACTCGGTCCCAAGACCGACGCCCCAACCGATGCCGAGCGCATAGTCGAGTAACTCCTCGGCTTCCTCGATGTGCGACTGCAGTGCCTGCGAATAGTACTCGACGTTGAGCGCCTGCACGTTGTTGTAGCTCGGCAGCGCACCGACACCGACTTTGTACGGCGGGACATGGTAAACAGAACAGACGACTTCGGCCGACCATTTCAGGCTCTCGACCATCTGGCCTTCGACGTTCGTCATCGCGATCTTCTCGTACTTCATGCCGTTGTCGAGGATGGCGACGCGACCGAGATTAATCTTGGAAAAGTTGCTTTCCCACTTCGTCTTGATCAATTGCGCCACTTGCTCGCTCACCTCGGCGGGCGCGGTGAGAATGCCGCCAGGCATCGATGAATTCTCAAACAGCAGCGCCGACGCCTTCTGGGCATTAAGGCCAAGCAGCGAGGCAAGCCCGCTGGCGAACACCGGGGGTGTCCCGCACAACGGATGAAACAGACAGTTCATCCGATCGTGAATGATCTCACGCGCCGGCACGACCATGTCATCATCGATGGCAGCGAGGTTGTCGCTGTTCAGCCGATAGAACACGCTGCCATCATCAGACACCAACGGCTGCACGCGCGTTGGATCGAGGACATGCAGTGCGGTCACAACGTTGCGGGCATCACGGACCTTCAGCACATAGGTGTTGCCGCGCGACAATTTGCTGAGCATCCAGTTTTCCCAAAACTGGTTGCGCGTCTGGTAGTCGTTTGGGCGCCTGAGAACCGGGGAATATGCCGGGTTGGTCGTCTCGGACCAGATGTCGTCGATCTTCTCGACAAGCTTGATCCGCATTTTGGCGATGTCGCGCGCGATCAACGTTTTGCAGGCAAAGTCGGCATGAAACGACGACGCCGTGTCAAGGTTGATCTCCATATTGCGCTGCCAGGCGCCGGCGAACGGCTCACGGATCAGCGGATACCAGCCACCCCGATCGGCTGGCACGGACGACAGCGCCTTCTGCTTCTCTCCGGTGAACGGAATCGGCAGGCCGAGAATCCGCATCAGCGTTTGACCTGATCGATCTCTTGCCGCAACCGCGCTGCACCCCAACGACCATCGACGGTGATACCAAGCCGCTCGGCCTGGGCACGCAGCTTGTCGAGGATCTTCGCGCCATCATCTTCAGGTTCTGGCTCCGGACGAACGACGCGCGCGGTCGGCTGCGGCGCCTCCTCTTTCTGCGACGCATAACTCGCCCTGCGTGCGCCTACCAGCACACGCGCATGATAGTCATTGGCCTCGAACTCGTCGCCAACCCGCAGGCGGCGCGTGTTGTAGCTATAATTTCTGGTCGCAATCAATTTCATCGCCTTGACCTCATGTGAGAGAATTAACGGTGATCAAGGTGAACATGCAGGTTTCAGCCTGCTCAACCGGCTCGTCGCGCGTGCCGGATCGCAACTTGATATAGCGCGCCATCAACAGAGTATGGGGATCAACTGCCACCATCGCTGAGGGCACGACATTGAATGTGACTTCAGTCGCGGTTGTTTTGTCCTCAAGGTCAAAGTCGAAGAGATCATGAAACAGGGCGCCGTCCGTCGAAGCCTGAATCGTCACACGGGCTTGCGTCCATTTATCCGGCATGACGAGGCCGCATACGTATGAGGCGCCGAGATCGACCGCAGTCGATAGCGACGTGCCGTAGCCGATGTATATCGGGAACGTACTGAGAGTAGCCATGAAGCCTCCGAGAGATCGAGGGCGGGGCGGAACGGGGGGCGTTGCCCGCCCTCGACCGGAGCGTCCTAGGAGGTCGGCACCTCGCCGCCCCAAGTGACGCCAGTCAGATACACGACGGCCGGAACTTGCCGACGCATCCAGTTAATCTCCCTTTCGGCAAGCAGCGCCGTCGAGTTTGTCTGGAACATGCTGACCAAAGATGCCCCGGTCGGCGTGTGCGAGTTGTGCGCTGGCGCATCCGACATTTCGAGCGAGGCTTCCGTGCTCGACTTGACCTCCATCCCGCCATCGTCGGCGAGATAAATGTCCGAGGCATTGAGCAGCACGACAATGTTGGAGACATAATCGCTGGCAATGACCGGCATGCCACCCAGCGAGCCACCCGACATCGACATCGATCCGAATTC